GGCAGCGCGGTTCCATAGGGCTTTCGCGGCCGGCCGATCGTGCAGGTTCGTGCCGCTCCGCCGCTCGCTTTCAAGGGCGAAGACAACGTTCTGGTCCTTCAGTTCGTCCGTCCAGAGTGGCTCGGCAAACTGGTCCGGCGTCCACGCCTCCAGGAAGCGTTTCAGGGCGCGAAGGCCAACATCTTCGCTGTCGCCGATGTCGGCAAGATGGCGTTCCACGAAGGCGCGATGCTCCTCCGCCGTGCGCTTGCCCTCGCCCGCCGTCACGCCGAGCACATAGGCCGTCTTGTCCCACAGAAAATTCGGCGCGATGCCCGCCGTACGCTTCACCGCCTGCGGCACCAGCATGGGACGCGGCTTGCGCTTGCGGCCCTCGCCCTCCAGCCAGGGCGTCACGGTGGCGACGGTGCCGTCCTCGTTCAGCCCGACCACGACGCCGACCTTTTCCGTCGAGTAACCGAAAGGCGGAGCATCCGGCAGGCGTTCGTAGGCCGCCATCAGGGAGGACAGGATGTTCATCGCCGCACCTCCAGGGAGGCCGGGTGTGGCACCTTGATGACACCCTCCTGCATGACCGCGCGATAGAACATCGCCGGGCGGCCCGGCGCCTGGTGATCGATGTCGAACAGCATGAAACCGAGGTCGCGGCTTTCGGGAATGGCGGCCGGCGTCGGGGCAGCCGGATCGAGCAGCTCGAAACGCGCGGAAAACTCACGCGTGCCGAGGCAGGGTTGGTGAAAACACTGTCCCCGCGCCGCACGACGGTTGAACGTATCGAGATGCTTGCCCTCGTTGTCGTCGGGGCCGGCCTTCGCCGTCATTTCGAAATGCGCCTCGATGACATAGGCAGGCGCGACAAGCACGATCGAGGCGCGCTGCTGGCGATCCTCGTCGACGAGCAGGTTCAGGTCTTCCAGGTCGCCGCGCTTCATGGCCGACTTGATCTTGCCGGCCGGCGCCTTGTGCCCCACCTCGTTGCGCCGGATGGTCTGGAAGCGGATGGGGGAAAGCACATGGATCGCATCGACCACCCAGCGGATCGCCGGCTTCCAGTGGATCGCTTCGAGAATACCCCGCGCTGCCGACGGCGTCAGCACGTCATAGGAGACGCGCTCGACCTTCATTTCCGGGCGCGTGAAACAGCCATAGTCACCCGAGACCTTGAGACGAATTCCGTACCCCACAACTCCCCCTTGCCGCCCTTCATTTTCCTCAGATCAGCATGTCTTCCGCCGCCAGATAGTCGGCATTCTCCCAGATCAAACCGACATCGGGCCGATAAAACTCCATCTTGTGGAGAACCACGAACTGATCGCCGCGCACAGCCGGCGCAGCTGTAGCGCGCAAAATCGAATGGCGCGGCGCGCAAGATCGGTTGGCAGCAGATTTCTAATTCGCTGAGGCTGTGGCATTACTCCTATTGAGGCGCCGGGAGACATTCTTTTAATGCGCCCTTAAAGGAGGATTGGAATGCCGACGATACGACGTCTGGCCGGCTTAGCTGGCCTCGCCTTCAGCTTCATTGCTACTTCCACGACGGCGTCAGATCAGATCGGCGAGGATGTTGCGCGATCGGTGGCACGTGCTTTGGAGCTTCCGTATATGAAGATTTATCGGGGCGCGTCGTGCCGGCCGGCGAATGTCGGGGAACGTTGGTACCTGAAGTGCTCTCCGAGCCGCGACGTCGTCGGCGGCCTTTGGAGCGTCGCGCCTGGTCCCGTCCTCATCGCGGTAAATGGAAAAGCCCAGCAGCACGCGGAGAACCTTGAACCCGTCGTGGACAACGACCTCAATACCGTTCGATTGAAGGAATGGCGGGATATCTATCCCAACGAAATTCCGGACGTCGGCGCCATCCTAAAGGCCTACGAGTAAGGTTGGCGGCCTCGGGCGAATGCCCGAGGCCCTCAGCCTAGCGACCGCTCAAATGGGCAGCCTTGAGAGTTCGCCACGCATACGCCGCAGCCAGGCTGACCACCCCGTTACCGGCCGCATCGGATCGGTCCACCCGATCGGCCATCCCATCACCCAGTCCGAAAAGTTCGGGTTGAAGGTCAGGTCGTTGATCGAGGATCTCGGCCCAGCGTTCAAAGTGAGATGGAGGGGGCGGATAGAGGGGAAGCTGAAGGGCTTCGTCGGCCGCGCACCGCACGCCTTCATCAGAAGCCATATGTGCGTCCAGAGGCGCGCCACCTTCCCCAGCGCCAGTTGCGACCCCGTCTGGCTCGGATCGTCCCGCAGCCGGAAGCAATCTTCTACGAGCATCAGCTCGATCTTGTTGCAGTAGAGCGACTTTGTCGGCGTGGGCCACAATGAAGAGCCGGCGCCGTGAGTGGCTAGCACCGGTTTCGAGCGCGCTGAACAGGCCCGCTTTGACCGTAAAGCCCAATCCTTGAAGGTCCCGGATGACTGTGTCGGCTCCCAGGGACATGTGGCCTTCGACATTCTCGAAGAAGCACCATTCAGGATCGAGCTCGCCGATGATGCGCTTGAGATGCGGCCAGAGGTGGCGTGGATCGTCTTCCCCGCGCCGCTTTCCTGCAAAGCTGAAGGGCTGGCAGGGATAACCGCCAGTGAGGATATGAACCCTTCCACGCCACGGGCGGCCGTCGAAGGTGGTAACGTCGTCCCAGATAGGAGCCTGATCCAAGGCCGCGTCTGCCATCCGCGCCACGAGAACCGACGCAGGGAAGGCTTCCCGCTCGACGTAACAAACAGTTCGATATCCGGGTTCGGCGATATGCAGTCCGAGTTCAAGCCCGCCGACGCCGGCGCAGAGGGCAATTCCATTGAGGTCATGGGTGGGAGGTAGAGCCACACGAGTTTTTCCCTGTTGGTCGCTCCTGGCGATCCGGTGCGGGCTCGATTGGCCTCAGATGGTTCATGGTGCCACAACGGCGGCACTTGATTTCGATATCGTTGGCGATGGCGCCCTGTCCAGCCTTGAAAAGAAGGGCTGAACAGGTGCCGCACCGAATGCTGATTAACATTTCAAAGGTCTCACGACTCAGTCACACAGAGCCCGCCCTGCAGGGTACGGGTGCGACGGTTGTGAATTCTTGCTGTCGGACGGGTCTGGTCGCCAAACTGAGGCCCGTCGCTTGAGGCGCTTCAACGCCTCGGCCACCCGGTCAGGTCTTGCCCTCCTCGGGAGCCTCGATTTCCACCGTAGTCATGTAGGTTTCGTCGTAGGTGTGATCGACGCCGGCACAGCGCCAGAGGCCGTTGCATTCAGCGCGAAAGTCCTGGGTGGCGATCGGCGCGTCGGCCATGATGTCGGGGCGGCCGGCAAGGGTGAGCGATCCGGAGCCGGTGGCACGGCCGAGGCGCTGGCCCTCCGACTTTGCGGCCGCTGCCGCCTCCTCCTTCGTCGGCAGCACACGCCGAATGCGCTTCGTCGAGCCATCGAGCCCGGTGGCGGCCGATTCAAACAGGACCTGGTTCTTCGTTTGGTCGTACCAGCCCGCCTCGACCTTGCCGTAAAGCGGCCGGGGCTCGATGTCGAAGCTCCAGCCCTCGCAATCGAACTTGCTGATGGTGACGGGGGCGAGGATGCCGCGCCTGACGAAAACGAACTTGCCCCCTTTCGGCGAGAACAACGCGCCGAACCGGTCGGCCAGGTGGGTGAGGAAATCGGCGGTGCCGCGCTCGTATCGGGCAATGTACGGGATCTTGATTGAGGCAAGATCGTCATCAACCTTCGCATCATACTTGTGGCGCTTGGCGAGCTCCCCGACGATATCACCGACCGTCTTGTCCTCGAAATGCTCGCTGTACTGCTCCTTCATGTCGGACCGCATATCTGCCGAGCGGCCCGAGATGGTGAGGAATTCGCCACCGTCGCCGCCTTCGACCGACGTCTTTTCGTAGGTGAACCGGCCCATCTTCTGGGAGGTCGCGCTACCGAAACCGTCTTTGAAACCGAAGCTGACAAAGATCTCCGCACCCTTGTTCGGGATCGGGACGCCGTTGTCGGCATCGTCGAAGCGGAATGAGCAGTTGTCGGCCTCCTGGCCGGGCGCATCGTGAATTGTCGCGGAGACCAGGCGATCATAAAAGAGGCCACTGACCGGCTTGCCGTTAACGGTGACGTCGATGAAGGGATAAAGGCTCATTCTTCCCAAAGCCTCCGGACTTGCTCGCCACGGGTCTCGACAACGAATTCCGGAAGGCGGATGACGGTCCCGAGGGGCAGGAAGAAATCCAGCCGCGCCAGATGCAGGTTTGCGGTCATGGTGGCCTCGACATAGCCGCGCAGCTTGCCCGCAACGCGCCGATCGCGCAGCACGCCATAGGCATAGTCGAAGCAGACCAGGCTGAGCGTCTTGTCTTCCTGGTCGACGGTAACAGTCGCTGCCGGCAGGATGATCGCCATCAGAACCACCTTTCGGCAACGGCCACGATATCGCCGAGCGGCGCGATCTCGGTATCGAAGGCGATCTTGCGGCTCTTGCCGTCCGGGCCGAACTTCGTATGCCCGCCCGAGACGCGCAGAATGACGAACTGCCCCCAGATCGTTGCCTCGTTGTCGAGTTCGGTCGACCAGGTGACGAGGGTGACAGGCCGCCGCGCCTTGGCTGTGGCCTTGAGCTTGTCATATTCGGCGCGACCGCCGATCTCCTCGGGATAGAGCAGGCCGCTGAGATGGATCGGGTCTTCGCCGAAGCCGGTATGCTGGCGCGCGGGGCGGCCACCAAACCGGGCGATCGCCGGCCACTTCACTTCAACCTCCTCGTCGAAGGCCTGAAGGTCGAGCTTGCCGATCTCGAATTTGCATTTCCCGAGCGACAGGAGCGGCATTATTCGGTCCCTCCGTGCAGCGCGCCGGTCTTGGCATTGTTGATCGCCGTACCAACGCCGCCGCCGCCGCGGCTGGCGCCGGCAGCGGCGGAGCTGATCTTTCCGGCGGCGGCGCTGACCGCGCTGGCAACGCCGAGCAGCTCGCGCCCGACACGCGACAGGGCCGCGGCAGCATCCTCGCCGCCCCGGGCCACGGCCGCGCCTCCCTGTTCACCGCCGCGCACGAGATCCAGCGCCGACGAATGCAGGTCCTTGACGTTGCTCCAGAGGTTCGAAAGCGCGCTGCCCTGGCCGCCAGCGCCGGCCTCTGGCCTGCCGCCGCCCGAGATATCGTTGACCGTCTTCGTGACGATGGCCTTCGCGCCGGGCTCTTCATCCGTACCGTTCCACGAGGCGCGCCACCCATCGACCTTGTCCTTGACGGCCGCCGCAGCGTCCCGGTGCTTCTCAGCCAGCCAGGTCAGCCAGGCGGGCGGCTCGGGCCAGTTGATCTGAAGGTCGAAGGTCAGAAGGTCACCGATCGCGCCGATCATGGATTTGAAGCCGTCAATGATGCTTTGCGCCAGGCGCGCGCCGGCCGCATACATCTCGGCCTGCTCACCTTCCGAAAGCTGTTCCTGGCTGAACCAACTGCCAAGCCAGCTCCAGAATTCGGAGAGGGTTTGCCGGGCGCCCTCGATGAGCCCGGAAAAGTCGAAGGCGGAAGCCATGGACGCCTTGAAGCGCTCCACCGTCGCCGGGTCGATGCCGAAGATCGCGGCATTGAACCTGATGAACTGGTCGGCAAAACTCGCGAGGCGCTCGCCGATACCACTGAAGGCGTCAGCGAACACCGAGGCGAAGCCGGCCGAGAACGAGGAAATGCGGTCCCAGAACTTCCAGACGGCAAAGCCGGCCGCGACCAGGACGCCGATCACCGCCCATGCCGGGGCCGTGATCGTGGCGAGCGCTGTGCCGACCGCGGTTATTGCACCAGCCAAGGCACCGAAGACGCCGCCCCCGGAAATCATGGCGAGCATGCGGAAGCCGGCGACGGCATTCCGGAGGCCCGGCACGTGCCGCACCAACTCGCCGAACGCGCCGCCGAGGAAGGAGAGCGGCAGACGCAGCGCCGTGGCGGCGCCACGCATCAGGCGCCAGCCGGTCGCGATGTTGCGTCCATCCTTGTCGAACTTCAGGAACATAGCCGCGAGATTGATAAGCGGCAGCCGAAGGGCGGCAACGCCGAACGCCAGAAGGCGGCTGGCGATATTGAAGGCAAGAAGGCCGGCCACGCCCTGGGCGAGACCGGTTGCGAGTTCTGGATTGGCATCCGTCCATGCCGAAACTTTGTCGAGCAGCTCGCCGATTACATCTGCCGCTTGAAAGAATGTCGGCAGCAACTTGTCGCCGACAATGATGGCGATGCGTTCGAGTTTATTGCGCAGCAGCTCCCAGCGCTTCTCCGCGCCCTCAGCCTGCTTGCCTGCCTCCTCAGTGGCCGAGCCCGCATAGTTGGCCTGTTCGGCGACCAGCTCCAGCGCCTGGCGAAGCAGCTCCGGATTGCCGAGGAATTTCGCGAAGTCGTCAGCGAAGTCCTGACCGACCAGCTTGACCAGGGCTTCCATGCCCTTCGGCGAGGTCGACATGGTCTCGAACAGTTTCTGAAGTGCGGTCGAGCCATCGGCGGCAAGGTCTTTCTGGAACTGCTTGCGCGTCATGCCGATCATTTTGAACGCCTTGTCGACGTCCTTGCCGCCCGCGATCACGCGGTTGGAGAGAGCGGACAGGCCGCGTGCCGCCGTCTCCGGGGCGATGCCGGCCGCGATCATGGCCGCACCCACGGCCGACATTTGCACGGCCGTGAGGTTCAGCGTCTTGGCGGCGCCCGCGGCACGGTTCGCGAAATCTGTGATCTCGCTCGCCTTGGCCGCCATCTTGTTGGAGAGGTGGTTCGTGGCATCGCCGAGATCGACGATGCCCTGCTGGTTGAGCCGGTAGACGTTGCGGAGCTTTGCAAAGCGCTCGCCGATCTCGGCACCAGCCATGTCGAAGGCGACGGCCGCACGCGCGACGTACAGCGAGAAAGCTTCAAGCTCGGCCTCGGGCACGCCGCCCTGCGCCGCTTCGGACATCAGTTCGACAAGGCTCCCGGCCGCGATCGGCACGATGGCGGAGGTGTCGAGCGCGAACTTGCGGAGCTGCAGGAGGCGCGAGTGGGTGACGTCGAGAACCTTGTCCAGGCCGCGCATCGACTGGTCGAACGATGCCGCCTTCATCACCGGAGCGGCAATCGAAACCGCCATGCCGAATGCGCCGAGAAGCCGCGAGCGGGCATTCGTCAGCGCCCGCTCGGCGTTCTGGGTCGCCGTCTCGATGTTCTGGACGGAGAAGCCTTCGCGGATGGCCTGGCCGAAGCCCTGCTTCATGCCGGAAACGACGCCCGAAATGCCCTGAAGGCCCGCCTTGATCTTCTGCGCCGGGCCGGACGCCTGGTCGATCAGGCGTATGAGGAGCGAGACGTCCATATCACTTGTCCGCCTTGGTGCTCATGATGCGCACCATATGCGCATGCAGAAAGCAGGCCTCGATCCAGTCGAACTCGTCTACGGCGCGGGGGTCGTAGCGGCCGCCGATTGCGAGATCGCCTGCAACATCCCAGACGCTGCGGACTGGAGTTTGGGAAAAAAACCGCCGAACGCCATCAGAAGGGCCGGCAGGTCGACCAGATCGACGTCGTCGATGACGGCCTGGTCCTCGTCGCACAGATCGGCGATGAGGGCGGTCAGGCCGTCCAGGCGGTCTTCGTTGAAGAGCGTGCGCAGCACATTGCCGACGAGCTCGCGCCCTTCGATCTTCGCCGTCCGCGCCGTGTCGTCGGAAAGCAGGATGTCGAGCACTTCGGCGCCGATCAGGGCGGCAAGACGCTTGACGTGACGGGTCTTCGGCCGGCGAAGGGTGAGCGAGGAGCGTTCGGCGGTCTTGCCGTCCGCAGCCGGGACGGTGACGGGCACGGTGAGCGGGACGGAGACGGTGGTCTTGAGGGCGGTGTCCAAGGCGAACTCCTACGACAGGATGCGGCGGCGGGCGGGCAGATACGGCTGGAAGTTCCAGATGTCCCAGCCGCCGAGCTTGAAATTCCAGCGGTGCATGACGCGGCCGTCCCAGAACTCGGTGTAGTTCCAGAAGCTCTTGATCTCGTGGTCGTAGCCAACGAGCTTGCCCGCCGTCATCGCCTCCCCTTCGACCTTGGAAAGGCGGGCGCGGCAGTCGAACATGTGCTCATGTTCCTTCCCGTCCTCATCAGAGATCACCAGCTTCTTGCCGGTGAATGAGCGACGGAAGCCGGGCGGCCCGCCAAAGAGGCCGATGATTTCCGGGTTGTGTGTGGCGAGCTTGAACGGGAGCGTGAACGCCTTCACGCCCAACCCCATGATCTCGATCTCCATGTCGCTGCCGCCCGGGTGATGGCTCTCGCCGATTTCTTCGAGGACAGGAAGCTTCATTTCCTTGATGTCGAGACCGAGGTTGCGGTTGTCATCGACGACGAGCGTGAAGCCGCGAAGGATGCGAAGGTCACCCATGTTGAAAGTCCTTACTGGAGAAATTCGGCGACGGTGCCACCGAACTCGACGCTGATGCGCCGCTGGAGGTCGGCCGCGAAGTTGTCGATATAAGCCTCGTTGCGGCGGCTGCCGAAGATCAGGTCTTCGAGCGGCGGGGCTTCTTCGGCGTCGAACTCGATCCGCACCTTGCCGTTACGCAGCGACGAGTTGACGTTCGTCGCCCGCTCCCAATAGGCCCGACCACCATAGATGGCGCCGATCGCAGTCAGGCTGTCGAGCAGGTCCTGGAGCGAACGCATGACGGCCACGACATGCTGCGGCGTCATGTTGTCGTCGATGGCCCAGGGCCGGAACCCATTTATGATGGCCTTCTCGATCGTGGCGCGGGTGCGAACGACATTGACGAACTTCCAGATCGTATCTTCCGATGCCGTCCGGTTTCCCCACAGGATGCGGCCGTTCGGCGAGAACTGGCCGTTGGCGCCCTGCACCACGCGTGAAGGAATGAAGGTGGCGATGCCGGCCTCGTTGAGGAGGTTGGCCTCGTGGTCGATCTCGCCGTCGTAGTAGGTCACCGGCCGAGCCGTGCCGAGAATGCCTAGGACCTCCTGGTTGGAGGGCGACCAGTATGGGCCACCCTTCTGCTTGTCGCGCTTGACGAACATCGAGGCGGCGAAGGGAGAGGCCGGGCGCGCGACGATGGAGGCGCCTTCCGCCACACGGACGAAGGGGTCGACGAGATAGGTGTAGCGGGAGGAGAAGTCCGCGCGATAGGCAAGGCTGGTCTCGCTATCCGGCCCGCCGGTGTCAAAAACCGAGATGGCCTTGAGCTTGTTGCCAACCGATTCGAGCGCCGCGGCATAGGGGTTCTTCGCGTTGGCGACGCGACCGGCGGCAGGAGAGCCGCCGACGAGCAGGTCGGGCGAGCGGCCGACATGCCCTTCGGCGTAGGAGAGCGCGTGCGCGCCGGTCATCGCGGCGGCCGTACCGATCAAGCTGGCGAGCTCCTCTTCCGCCTTCTCGACGGGATCGGTTTTGACGCTGTGCGCCACGCGGGATGCAACGATCGCGACCTCGATGCCCTGCGCGCGGGCAGCGTTGACGAGGGCGAGCGCCTGGTTGCCGACGCCGGTCCCGAGGGCTGCCACCTTGTCGGCCTCATGCGAGAAGAACAGCACCGGCTCGCTGTCCGGGGGGAACAAGGTATTGTCCGCCGTCGAATCGATGAAGTTGGTGGCAAGCGTGGTGGTATCGGCAAGTTCCAGCGGCCGGCTGGTGGAGCCGGCATCGATGACGCGAACGCCGTGATTGAAGGTGGTGGACATGAAGCGTGTCTCCGGATTTCGGAGACAAGAGACACGCTTGCGCGCGCGAGCGCGCCACTGACAGTGTCAGGGGCACGGCGGCTTAAAGCTGGTTTGAATGGCCTTTTGTCGCGCTTTTGCAGGTCATTGTCCAGAACTTCACAGCGAAGCCGCCCAGCGCCAGAGCGCATCGACCTGCTCCGGCGGCAGTTCGAAGGTCGCGGCAAGGTCGGCGACCAGGGGATGATCCCGCTCGATCATGCCGGCCTTGTGCCACTCGATGAGGGCGATCGCCCGTGCCTGGGGATTGGCGATCGTCTCCAGCTCGGCCAGCACCATCGCCTCGGTGATGTCGATCGACAGGAGGCCGATCAGCATCTGGCGCGGGGAGATGGGCGTGAGCGGCGGGGCGGCGCATCCTCCAGGATCTCGACCCACCGGACGATGACGCCCTCGACGAGGGCGGGCTCGCGGCCCACCGCCACCTTGCCCGCCGGCGTCGGCTCCGCCGGCTGGATCGGCCAGAAGCCGATGCCGGCATACTCGGCCGGGCAAGGATCGAGAACGGCGGAGAGATCGGCGAGGCTTGCGTCCGTGAGGCCGAGAAGCGCGGATGGCAAACCGGGCGCGCCGTCGATGACAGGGCCGGAAAGAATGATGCGTTGGTAGTCCATTGCAGTTCTCCTTACGACCAACCAATGCCCAGCAGGTAGCAGTTAACGGGCGCAGAAATGCCAAAACTCGCGGAAGGGTCATCAACTCTACCAACCTCCGAAATTCGATTACCGCCGGTATCCGTCCTGCTCATATCGATTGTGAGGTTCGTCGTCCCCGAGAGAGATTGTCCGTTGTCGTCGCCGTTGTTCACGACGGCGGCCAACGCCACCTTTGACGTTTCCAAAGAAATGGCGAGCGTGCTTCCGAACTGATTGAAGGCCTCTACGTGACCCGGATTGTTGGTGATAACCCGATAGAAGGCGGCCCGGATTGACGAGAACGTCCCAGTCCAGGTGACAACAACGTCGGCCGTGCTTCCCTCGACAGCAGCAGCGCGCGCGATGGTGATATGCATATAGCTTCCGGTAATCTGATGGAGGGTCGCCGGCTGCCCGCCAATCGTTACCGCCGAG